AGAGACAGCAGGACGCCCGGAGTCAGAAGCACAAACAGAAGAGCCGTTGTCAGGAGGTCATACATTTGCTATTTTCACAAGACAAGATGTGTAGAATAAATGCCCAGCGAGCCCCAGACACTTCCCAAGAAGGAGGACGACGGCACGAACATCGATTATCTTGATGAAGACCCCGAGATCCCGACCCAGAAGTACTGCATCATCTCCTTCCTCAGCCCGGAGAAGGTGATCAAGCAGAAGAACGAGTTCATGTTCGAGCGGTTTATCGAGTGGATGGACTACGAGTGGAAGATTAAGGGCATGGAGAAGTTCATGGCCTTCCTGTCCACCAAGTACAGCCTCAAGGTCGACGACCTCTTCAAGGATGCCCAGGAGTTCACGGCGGTCCACAATGCGGATGTGAAGAAGACGGACGTGAAGGAGCAGTTCGCAGTGTTCCAGCTGAAGAACGAGAAGGAGCTTCAGGAGATGTATGACAACAAGGTCGAGTTCCAGACGAACATGCGTGGCGTCAAGGTGCGTCGCTGCTTCTCGACGGTCGAGGAGACACAGATGTTCGCCAAGGTGCTGCAGCGTCGCTACCCGAAGGACAATCTCTTCATCGGCAAGGTCGGTGCGTGGCTGCCGTGGGATCCCTCGGAGCACCTCATGCCGGAGGTCGAGTATGCCGAGAAGGAGCTGAATGAACTGATGCGTCGGTACAAGGAGAACGAGGTCAACAAGGAGATGTTCTTCGCTGACCAGCGTGAGGAGTCGATCAAGAAGCAGAAGGAGGAGAACGAGCGTCGTCGCAAGGCCAATGCGTTAGAGGCGGCCGGCGTGAATCGTGCGAACACGGGCGGTGCAGCCCAGCTGGAGGATGTCGTCGCGACGGCCTCCATGCCCGTCCATCCTTCGGAGGGAGTCATGCGGGAGTGACGAAGTAAAGTATTGGGAAGGAGTAATGGCTGACCCTGTTGACGCACTCACAGGACAACTTGCAGGTATGGGTATAGCCGATCCTCCGGCGGCGGTAAGGGCTGCAGATGCGGCTGTAGTGGCTTTCGTCCCTCAGGGCGCAGCTGCGCGGAGGCAATCATTTGCGGATAAGTTGGGGGCGGCAGCAGCGGGGGCGGAAGCTAAGGCAGCGGCTGCAGCGGCTGCAGCGGAGGCGAGCGCGGCGGAGACAGCGGCAGCGGCGGGGAGAGCATTAGACAAAGCGAAGGGTTTTGCTGGCGACGCAGTTGGTATTGCGCGAGGTGTGTGGGGGTTTATAAGTAGTGCCAGCAGCGCAGTTGCCGGTGCTGCTACAGTTGGTGTCGCCCGAACAGCTGCCGCTGTTCTGCAAGCACCCGGACACGCCGTGAAGCTTGTTGTCAAAATCGCCGTAGCCGGCGGCGGCGCGGCATTTGCTGGGGCGGTTATCGCCGACTTGGCGCGTGGAGGGGGCAGTGGCATATTGATGTACGCAAATGAATGTGTGGCACAGATAGCAGGATCGGCGGAAGACCCAGACGTACGCGCATGGGTTCTTGCAGTTCTGATACACGAAATGGCGACAAAGGGGGTGGTTTCTACGAAGCTATTAACTAACCTGAAGGACCTTTTCACACCGGAAGCGTCGGGGGGACGTCGTCGTAAACGGCGAGGTGGTAGTGAAGAAGACGACCTTGAAGAGTGTTTCGCGAAAGCAATCGCAGTGGGAATGATAGTAAAGGGTAAGGAGCTCGAGACATTGAAGGGCAGTGCAGAACCCAGTGGCGATAAAGGCACCACGACGCCTGCCAGTACCCCCCCTCGAGGCGGCCGCCGCACTAGGAGGCACCGCCGCCACCGTCCTTCCGCACCCACACGGAAGGCGCGGCGGACTTCTTACGGAGGGCGGAAGCACTATACTCGTCCGCAGCGAGGATAGCCGAATGGAACGGCTGATTGTTCGCCCATAACGACGCATCGCACATGTGAAACGGCGGGTGGTCTGCGGCCTTGTACCAGAACACCTGATCTTCCAGCTTGTTGGAATTCACGTTGTTGCAAATGACCAGACACTCGAAGTTTTCTGTGCACTGGTCCATGAACGTGCAAAACATCTCAAACGTCGGAAACATACCTGCGTAATTCTCGTAAATCCTACGACGATTACCCAAGATATTCTCGCGGAGAATGAAGACGAAATCCACGTTGGTTCGCAGGTTGGGCGTGATGCCCAGCGGATACTGCATCGTAATGATAGTCATCATGTCGATATGGCGTCCATTCATGAACACATAACGCGTAGACTCCTCCTTGATCCACGAGGAATCGTATAGACAGTCGTCCAGAATCAGGAATGCACGCGGATCGATGGACGAGTTTCCACCGCCTGAATTCTTGGCCTTGTTGCGGTTCTGCTTCACATTCATCTGACGCTTGATGACGTTCATGACGATCTGAGGTGAATACTTGTCGTGGATAAATTTGGACGGCACCATGTGTTGAAAGAACTCGTTGGCCACCTCTGTGCCGGAGATGACGGTGCCCACCGGGAAGTCGTGCTGGGTGTTGTACAGAATATCGCGAACCAAGAACGATTTGCCGGTATCCTTCTTGCCGATGACCACAATCATCGGACTCTTGCGAGAGTCAATCTCGCAGCGGTCTTTCAGCATATCAATATTGAACTTGCGAAGCTGGAAGTTCATTGTTTGTCCCGCAGAAAGTGTTCTGCGTCTGCTTACGATGTTTCATTGCCTTGCTCAACACACAATGGTGAAGGATCTGAGAACACAGGCTGTTGACCTCCGACTGCACCGTGTTCCGAAGCTGCGGGCGGATGCGTGGAACCTCGAGACCCCGCAGCCGTTCTTTCCGTCTTTGGAGCAGCTGTTCAAAACAGAGAAGTTGACCTCCATGTCCGAGTATGGCATCAAATTCCCCGAAGAAATTGAATCCGTTGTGGATGCAACCCATATCAAGACCACAAAGGGCCAGACGCTCGACGTGCATCGCAAGACAACCATGATTCTGTCTCCTTTCAAGACCATGAAGGGTGAGTACTCGGCTCCCGGCCTGCCCAAGCCCGCGGAGACGGCCAAGGGATATTCCGAACAGATGCAGAGTCCTCACACCGCTGCGTATGTCGGTGCCTTAGCATCTGCGGTTCTTTCTTCGTCGGAGTGCAATCACTTTCCTCGGGTATACGGCGTGTATGCCGCAATGGCGACAAAGCACGAAGTGAACATCTCCGACGACTATGAGGATTTGTGCGACCGCAAGTGGTTCGTTGACAATATCGGAAAGACGTTCGAGCTTCGTCTGCGGGGTGCCGGCGGTGATGCCTTCACACATACGCGTGGACAGCGGGCTGCCGTTCAGATTGGCGACGACATTGAACTGTTCGCAGAGGACGTGATTGCGGACCCGGTGGCCGAGCCGGTTACAATGGGCGTTGTGGAGGAGTATGAGATTCCGTCCGAGTCGGAGAGTGATGACGAGGAGTCGGACGACGAAGATGTGTTTGACATTGAGTCATGCGGATGCTCTGAGACCACTGAGGACGAGGAGTCGATTTCAAGTGCGGAAACCGAGGATTACGTGTGGGCAACCTTTTCAGGGGTGCCGGTTGTGACGACGGTGATGGAGAAGTGCACGGGAACGTTTTACGACCTTCTCAAGACGAGCAGCGATCCGGCCCACCATACGGCGTGGGTTGCCCAGATTGTCTTTGCACTTGCCTACGCCCAGCGGACGTTTGGATTTGTTCACAACGACCTCCACGGAAACAACGTCATGTACATACCGACAACCGAAGAGTTCCTCGCATACAAGCACCACGGAGTTACGTACCGCGTGCCTACCTTCGGCGTGCTCATCAAGATCATCGACTTTGACCGTGCGACCTTCTCCGTGCGTGTCACCGGAATGAAGGACAGTCGGTTCTTTATGAGCTCGCAGTTCAAGGCGGATGAGGAAGCGGCGGGGCAGTACAACACAGAGCCGTTCTACACCAACACGCATCCGCGTATTCCGCTGAACCCGTCGTTTGACCTGGCTCGGTTTGCGTCAAGTGTGTTCTGGGATATGTTTCCGAATGGACCGAAGCAGGAGACGCTCCATCCACTGTTTGAGATGTTCAAACACTGGACGACGCTTCCGGACGGCTCGTCTGTCATCTTTCGTGCCAAGGGAGACAATCACGACCGATACCATGGCTTCGATTTGTATAAGGCAATTGCGAGGAACTTGAAGGAGTCTGGTGTCCCGCGGAAGGAGCTACTGAAGTTCGGTCAATACGCGGGAAGCGTATCGCCAGGAACGAGCGTGCTTGTCATCGCAGAGTAGCTTACTTCATGCCGAACGTCTTGAACACAAGGGTGTGCGTGAGGGCCCACACAACGCCAAAGACAACCGCGTGCGTCAGGGCGACGGTCGTGCGCGAGCCACCCGGCGGCAGGGACAGAAGAACACCCGGGGTCAGAACAAAGAACAGCACGGCGGCGTAGATAGAGATGTACATTTTGTTTACTTCGTTAGAAAGTTTCTAGAACGACGGCTTGCCGGTAAACATGTCCTGCACGGCAGACACCATGGGTTCGGCGGCATCGGCACCTCCGAGTGCATAGACGATTCCGCCAGTGAGAACGCCGGCCGCACCCCCCACCTTGGCCGCGTCTGTCATGTCAATCGGCTGGTCCTTGCCCCGGCGATCCATCACATACAGAACAATCGCAACCACCACCACCGCACCCACGATCATACCATACGTGTACACCTCAGATGTCATTTGTTTCGCACACTACTTTTTTCTATTCACAAATTGAGCGAGACTGTTTCCTTCGGTTCGAGCTTCACGGAGTCATTGTCGTCGTCTGTCTCGAATTCCGAATCGTCGAGTTCCACTGTCTCGCCGAGAGCAATGGGAGGAGGTCCATCTGATTCGTCATCGTCGTCATCGAACTGGACGGCCTTCGGCGGTTCCTCCACAAGGGCCGGTGCCGGGACCGGGGGCGGAGGAGGAGCCGAGACGGGAGCCGGAGCCTCAGCCGGAGCCGCCTCCACTGCCTGACTCTGAAAGTATGCACGACTGATATCCTTCCACGGAATGAAGCTGTCAATGACCTCGTTCATTGCATCTCCAATCATTGTCTCGATATCGCGACGATTGCGAGCCTGTTGCTCGGACGTCACGCCGACCGTCTTGAACAGGTAAGCCGACGACCACGCAAGACGGGCCGACTGGTTGTAGAGCCGGTGGACAAACGACTTGACCGACGGACGAGTAAAGTCAATGTCCACATGTGCCTTCTCGGCCTGTTGAAGCGTAGCGAAGGCACGGATGTAGCTGACAAACACGCCAAGCAAAAGATCCTCGAGATACTCGCACTTGGAGGCGAGGGCGATGCGGTCAACCTCCTTCTGGAGCGTCTCGGGGCTCCACTTGGGAATCTGGGTTAACAGGTTCTGAAAGGTCTTGAGAATCTGGTCGGGCTGTCCGTTGCGTTCGCATGCACTCTTGGCGGAATCGTAGATGCTCCACAGACCATCGGCAACGTGCGGGACAAGCACACGTGTTAAGTTCTCGCGAAGAGACGACTTGACAAACTCAGTGCTCATTTGTTTACACACGAGTCAATGAGTTTCACTAAACCGACGCAGATGCCGACGTTCGTGCTCATCCTCATGATTCGCAACGAGGAGAAGATTCTGAAACGCTGTCTAGAATCCGTGGCCGACCTTGTCTCTGCGTTTTGTATCTGCGACACGGGGTCTACGGATGAGTCCTGTGCAATTGCCACCGAGTTCCTCAAGACGCACGATGGGTGTCTCACGCACGAGCCGTGGAAGGACTTTGGATACAACCGCACAGTGAGCTTTCGGAACGCACAGACCTACCTGAAGAAGACCGGATGGGACCTGACGGATACATTCGGTCTGCTGCTTGACGCGGACATGGTGTTTGTTCGCGGAAACTTGAAGACTCATCCGCTGGAACGGACGGGCTATACGGTGATTCAGAAGGCCGGCACGCTCGAGTATCCGAATGCTCGCATTGTTCACATGGAGCATCCGTGGACGTGCCGCGGAGTGACCCACGAGTACTGGGATGGGCCGACAAAGAGTCTTCCGCTCTCCGTGTGTTATATCGACGACCGCAACGACGGTGGATGCAAGGCGGATAAATTTGAACGGGATGTTCGTCTTTTGGAGCAGGGCCTGATTGACGAACCGGACAATGGACGCTACATGTTCTACCTGGCCCAGACGTACAATGGTGTCGGAAAGCTGAAGGAGTGCATTGCCATGTACAAGAAGCGGATTGCCATTGGCGGATGGGAGGAGGAGTTGTGGTATAGTCATTACATGATTGGCAAGTCGTGGTTGGCCTTGAAGAACATTCCGAAGTTCGAGCAGTGGATGCTCAAGGCTCACGAACGCCGGCCATCTCGTGCGGAACCCATGTACCAGCTAGCCAAGTACTTCCGTGAGAACTCGCAGCATCACAAGGCGTATCACTATACCCAGGTCGGTCTGGGGATTCCCATGACAACGGATGCATTGTTCGTGGAGACCGATGTGTACACTGGGCTGTTTGAATACGAGGCCACGATCCTCTTTTATTACATTGGTCAGTGCCGCCGGGGCCTCGACGAGTCGGTTCGCTATCTGCTCAAAAACCGCCCGCACCAGGAGAATGTGTACACAAACATGCCCTTCTATATTGAGCCACTGATATTCGCATCCAAGGCCCATCCGATTGACCGCGACCTCTTTGGCGAGGACTACCATCCCACGTCCGTCTCCCTCTTCATGCGGGGCGGAAAGGTCTACCACAATGTCCGCTTTGTGAATTACTCCATCAACCCTCAGACAGGGTCGTATCTCATGAAGGAGGACGGTGTGGTTCGGGAGAACTCGACGGTGCGGACACAGAATGCCTTCTACAATCCCGAGACAGGTGAGGTCACCAAGATGCGTGACGACTCGGTCACACTGCCTCGCAAGCCAGGTGCACATATCGTGGGGTTGGAGGATGTCCGCGTGTACACCAACGGAGCGGGTGAGACCTGCTGCACTGCGACCACGTGGGAGTACACCGATAAGATTCGCATCTTCCAGTCCAAGTACGACCCTATTCAGGGTCTGTATTCGGAGTGTCGTATTCTGGATTCACCGGGCAACCAGGAGTGTGAGAAGAACTGGATTGCCATCAACAACACCGACCATATCATTTATGGATGGAGTCCTCTTCGCGTGGGCACGATTCACGGCACCGAGTTGGCCATTCACACGCAGCACGAGACGCCGTGGTATTTCAAGCACTTCCGGGGATCGGCCGTGACATTCCAGCCACCCCAGTATCCCGGCGAAACGTGGGCGTTGGTCCACACGGTTGAGTACTGCCAGCCTCGCAAGTACTTCCACCTCTTTGTGCGGCTTGGCGAGCATTACAAGGTAAAAAGTATCAGTCGCCCCTTCGTCTTCCGTGCCAAGACGATTGAGTACTGCATTGGTTGCATGCCCGATCCTGCCTTCACCACGCTGACGTGCGTCTTTTCCACCATGGACGACAATCCGCGTATGATTGACATTCCGGTGGCCAGCCTGGAATGGATTCAGGTGTAGAGCTGACGCCACGACTCATTTGTCACGGCGGCCGTGTCCTTCAAGATGTGGCGTGCAGTGTCCACGTCCAGGGTGCAGGGCAGCGTAATCTTCTTGTAGAAGACATAGTCCTTCGCAGTCTTCTCATCCGCAATCCGGAGCAGGTTGATGCGAGTCACCAGCGACTCGACAGAGCGAATCAGCGTGCGAACACCCTCCTCCTCCTTGCTGAACTCCTCAATCAAATACTTCACCGCATCCTCTGTCAGGGTCAGCTGGCCCGTCAGCTGAACGCGGTCCAGAATCTGCGGCCACACATACTTGGTGAGAATGTTCTTCTTGTCCTCTGCATTGTAACCCGAGCAATTGATGACCTGCATGCGGTCACGCAGAATCGGGTGGACCTTCGACTCGTCGTTGAAGCTGAACACGAACAGACACTGGCTGAGGTCAAAGTCCACGCCGGCGAAGTAGCGGTCATGGAACTGCGTGTTCTGCGACCGATCCGTCAGGTGAATCAGCATGGACACAATCTCATCGCCGTGCGATGTGGTCGAAATCTTGTCCAGCTCGTCGAAATACAGAACCGGGTTCATGCACCGAGCTGTCATGAGGGAGTCGGCGATGCGGCCGCACATCGACCCCTCATACGTGAAGGAGTGGCCGACAAAGTTGGCGGAGTCGGAGGCACCACCCAGCGAGAAGAACTCGAACGGACGCTGAAGGACCTTGGCCACACCGTTCTTGGCGATGCTCGTCTTGCCCACACCCGGAGGTCCCTTGAGAGCAATGACATTGCCCAGAGACCCCGGACTGGAAATCCACTGGGCAAGCGTCTGCATAATCTGCGTCTTGGCCGTAGCCATTCCGTAGACAGCCTTGTCCAGCATGTCACGCGTGTTCGCCAGATACTTGGCACACGGCTCGGGACCGTCCGACAGCTTCACCGGAAGCGTGACCATCTTTCCGAACGGAATGCGAAGAAACGACTCGACCCACGTCCGAAGCTTGTATCCCTCCGAGCTGTCCATCTCGTTCAGGATGTCGACCTTCTTGATGACAGCCGCCTTCAGGGAGTCAGGAATCGGCAGCTCGAGGACACGGAACTTGAACGGAACATCACCCTCCTCAATCAGCGACGACAGACGCTTCATCTGCTCATTGAGGCGACGACGCTTGGACTTGGGCAGGTCCACAAAGTAGTCCTCCTCATCATCGTTCAGCTCGATAGCCGGTGCGTCCTCTCGGACCTTGTGACCACCACCCCCAGTATACTTCTTCTTGAGATGGCTGATGAACTCATCCTCCTCAGACTCGGACTCGGACTCGGACTCTCCGATGTGAAGCTGTGCCTTACCATTGGCAACCGTGTGGATATGCAGCTGAACACTGACCTTGGACCCCTTGGGAAGCTTGATGACGGGAGCCTCGTCTTCGGACTCCTCCTCGGACTCGGACTCGGTCTCGGACTGGTCTTCGGACTCCTCCTGCTCATAGTCCTCATCCTCAGACGAATCTGACTCCGACTCGGACTTTAAGGTCTCATCCTTGACCCACGTCGTATTTGCAGCACGCTTACGAAGATTGTAACGACTGGGCATCTTGCTGCCTCCCAAGAAAAAACAAAAGGCATCCGTTTTTTGACAGAGTATACTAATGAGCGAGCTTGCGAGCATCACCGATATCGCAGAGAAGCAGGCCAAAATGCTCGCAGCCCGCGACGCAGAGGCACCGGCAATCAAGTTAAGCACCACGATCGTTGAAGCGTTCTTGAAGTCTCACCGTGCTCTTTGTTACGGCGGCACGGCCATCAACAACCTGCTTCCGAAGGAGGACCAATTCTACGGGCCAACCGAGACGCCGGATTATGATTTCTTCACCGAGTCTCCGCAGGAGCACGGCATGCTGATCTCCGACCAGCTTGCGGCCAAGGGAATTGAGAGTGTAGAGATGAAGCCCGGCGTTCACCTTGGAACCTACAAGGTGTTCGCGGACTACCACGGTGTGGCGGACCTGACGTTCATCGCACCCAAGTTGTTCGACCATCTGTGGAAGGAGAAAATCACGCGGCACGGAATTCACTATGTCCACCCCAATTTCCTGCGGATGTCCATGTATCTGGAACTCTCACGCCCCGAGGGTGACATCTCTCGCTGGGAAAAGGTGTACACTCGACTGATGCTTCTGAACAAGCACTATCCCATCCTGTGCACAGATGAACCCAAGGAACCCGACCAGTTGTCCGTGGAGCAGAAGAAGGATGTGGTTCGCATGCTGAAAAAGCATCCGATTGTGCTGCTTGGCTTCTCTGCGGTGTCTCGCCACGAGAAGAAGGCGGTCTGGTATACTCCTGTTTCGCTGTTGGCAGAGAAGGAGGAGATCGAGAAGCACACAAAAGGACACAAGACGGTTGTCCACGAGGAAACGGACATTCTTCCGAAGCGAACGGATGTTCTGGACAAGGACGGTGCGGTGATGTATCAGTTCTATGAAACACAGGCGTGCCATAGCTACCACACGACAGGGGATGGTCTTCGCATTGCGAGTATTCCCACTACGCTGACGTTCTTTCTGGCCCTGGCATACTCGGGTGCCCCGAAGGACGAGATAACTCGGCTGATCTGTGTGGCCCAGCGACTGGTTGAGTTGGCGGCGGACAAACCGAAGCGAAGGTTCGCTCTCTTGACCCCAGCAGAGTGCTTGGGTAAACAGAAGGAGTTGCTTGATATGCGTCGTGAACGCGTGGAGCTGTTTGCCAAGGTGGGAAAGAACAAGGAGTCGGCTGATTTTCTGCAGTATTTCTTCACATACAATCCGAAGAACGACAAGACGAAGCGGTCAAAGATATCCGCACTTCTCAAAAAGACCCGCAAGGCACGCCTCAAGGAGTAGCCGGGATCGTCCTCGGAACAGTGACCGTGGCCCCTGACCCATTGACAACTGTGCCCGTTGTCATGGCGAAGGGCTGTCCAGCAACTGCGGCACACTCGCGGAATCCCTGCTGCACCTGGAAGAGGAAGCTGTAGCTATTCTGAATTCCCTGCGAACGATACGCATTCACGCCCGAATATCCCGAACCCGCGGGAATATTCGTGATGTACGCAAGTCGAACCTTTGTCTGTGCAAGCACGTCAGACGCATCACGAAGACGCATGCCTTGAAGTCCGTTAAGTACGGTGCCGCTTTGTCCTCCGGAGCTCATTTACTACCCACTTACATTTTATCGCCCCGTATACCAGGTCACATCAAAATACTGTCCGGCGTCAGGACTGCGAACAAGCGAGGCCGGGGGAGACGCACGCGCATGTGTCATAACTTCAGACGCCGAGAGTGCACGAGAATAATAGGTCAATCCACCGACTTGTCCGTCAAATCCATTCGATCCTCCGATGGTCACGGGTGCATCTTCTTGCTTCGGAAGCTGTGTCAGCGTATGGTGACGACGCAGAAGACCATTGATGTACACGTCTACGGTGTACTGCGTAACCACAATGGCAATATGAATCCACTTCTGGGCCGGAATATTGTCAATCAGAACCGTCTCAACCGCACCGTATGTCGCCACCTTGACGAGAATCGACCCTGATTGGCTCGCCAGATACAGTCCGGGGCAGTTGGCCCGATTGAAGACCGTTCGCTCTGTGCCGTTTTTATACGTAAAGTCATTCACTTCAAACCATCCTTCAAAGCTGAAGGTCGCACCCTCGGGCTGGTTGTTTGAACGCGGAAGAGTTGCATTCGACGTATACACAACCTTTCCGGTTTGCGTTCCACCTTGTAGTGCCACGGATGTCGGGTCGGTCGACGTGGAGGCATTCCACGCAGCTACCCCCAAGATAGCAAGTCCAAGTCCGATTGCAACCTCCATTGTTCCTTACTTAGAAACAAACCCTCTCGAAGTGAGACGCAGACCTCCTGCCTTCACCTTGGCTGGCATCAGAAGAATCTTGACCCATTCCTCGTATGTATGCGTCTTCTGATACTCAATTGTCTGTGGAGGCACTGGACGCCCCCCGATGTTGTACACGTAGTGAATACGACTCGGGTCTGACTGCGTTTCCTTCCGGAGGAGCCCGGTCTTGGCAAGATCGATGGTCCATTTCAGGTCCTCACCTCGTGTGGCGTCTTCGAACTGAATAAGCTTCGCAATGTCTGCGAGCATTGGGTTCAGATGATTGGGTGGACGCATAAACACGCCGTCTACGTACAATTTCCCGGTGAGGGGGTTCCCAATGCTGTGGGTGAAGGTGTGTCCCTCCATCTGCCCTCGAATCCGCATCACGTCCTTCTGCTCTGTAAAGCACGCCAAGAAATCCTCGAAATACGCATCCGTCACCGAATCGTCATCGTCGATAAATGTCGTGTACTTGCCCTTGGCGTTTGCCAGGAGGTTGCGGCGTTTCATGCCCACACTCATTTCGCGGTTGTCCAGTGCTTCATTGATATCAAGACGCAGGCCCGGGCAGATGCGAGCAAATTGTTCGCGGAGAGTCGCCTTCAACGCTTCGCACTGGGCCCGCCGTTCAACCAAAGTCGGAATCAAGATCGACAGGTCAAATTCATACGCCTTTCGCGAGATATAGGTTCGAAGGTCCTCTTCGAGATACCGGTTGTTCCGGAGGTAGAGCGAATCAAAAGCAACCTTGTGTCCAAGCGTCGGGTGGCGATGACGAATGATACACGCGGGATTGTAGATTGTCTTTGAGCTTAGGGTGGTCTTGCACAAATCCGTGAGCTCCGTATCGCAATAGAAGCTCTTGTACTCGGGCGCATAGATTGAACCGAGACGTTCATACATGGTGCGTCCATAGATTGATAACGTGTTCAACCGAGTCCCCTGGAATCCGTCATTGAACCAAAGAATGCAATCGCGGTCGGGAGTCATGCTGCGTCGAATATGCTCATCGTATCCGCGAACCTCGGGAATCATGTCGTCCGAGACCAACACAATGATGTCCCAAGGATAGTCTACCTTTCCAACATCCGCATTGCACGCCTCAATCTTCGTCGTGCTTCCGCCGTAATACAGTGCGTTCCATGCGAACCGTCTGATGACACTGAACAGCTGTTGTTGAATGTCATGTCCGGTCATGGTGGCGTCGTCTACGTCGCATGAGACGACAACACCAATTAGGTCTGGCCGAGCGGCCATGCCGAGATACTGGTTTAGCGTTTTTATCAGCTGATCGGGTCGCGAGCGGCTAGGGCATTTCAGAAGAATTCGCGACATTACTATTTGGTAGAAGAGAACCAACTCGATATATCCGAACTCGAACCGCCCACGACGTCCTTACCGGCACTGTCCTTGACACCAAACACAAAGGTATATCCGAACAGCGAGAGGTTGCTCAGTTCAGAAGCCGCAGACGGCGTCGAACTCGAACATGCGGTGCCTGCACCAAAGAACGCACCTGCATCCGAGGAGTCAATCTTTGTCGACGAGCTCTTGACCGTGCACACCGAACCACCGAACCCGCCACCACCACCAATGATGAGCTTGCCGGATGCGGGCATCGGGACACCGTCAAGCACCTGAGACTTCTGAAGCCGGCCATTGATGTAGATGTCGACGTTCCGATTATGCACTGTGATCGACACTGCGAACCACGACTGCAGCGGTACGTTCTCAACGGTCACGACCTGCATCGTTCCGCTTCCCACGTTGACAGTGTTCACGTTCGTTCCGGACGGATACAGACTGATGGCGACTTGAAGGGAATTGTCGGTCGGGTGAAGCGTGACAGCCGGAACGCTCGTGCCCGGATTGGTTGAGCTGGTCTGTGAAATGACCGGCTTGGGTTGTCCGAACTTGTATCCCCAATCCTTGATGTACATCCAAAATTGAAGGCTTGTATTTGAACCCGACACAATCGATGGAATGGTTGACCCGACCTTTGCGTCAATCGCCGTAGGAGCTTGGTCGGCGGCCAACGCGATTCCGCCCGCGGGTCCTACATACTTGCTCGCCGCAACAACAAGTGCAAAGACGACGCCAATCGCGAAGACTGCACCTAAAATTCCCATATAATTGATTGGCTTGGGTCCAGCGGGTGCCAGTTGAAGGGCCAGCCCGGGCGGCTTTGATGCGGACGATCCCATCTTTATGCTTTACAAGGGAAAGGTATTCAAGATAACAATGGAAAAACGAACACTGCCTATCCAACGAACACCGGTGCCAATGTTCTGTAATAATTGTGGAGAGAGAGGTCATGTCTTTAAGCACTGTCTGCAACCTGTGCTGTCATGCGGTATCATCTTGGTGAATCGGGCATCCATACCGGTGGACCCGACCACTGTGCAGGTCTTGATGATCCGAAGGAAGGACAGTATGAGTTTCGCGGAGTTTATGCGGGGAAAATATGATCCGTCGGACGAGGCCTACGTCGGCCGGCTCTTCACCAACATGACTCTGCAGGAGCAGACAGCAGTCGTGTGCGAGCCGTTTGACGTGCTGTGGAATCAGCTGTGGGGAGATGACCACTCGTCACCGGAGTACATGTTCTCGAAGGACCGGTTTGCTCGCGTAGACCGTGAGGGGGCAATGCGAAACAACATGTCGGTGTTCAAGGAGCCAGAGTGGGGGTTTCCGAAGGGTCGGCGGGTCCGCACGGAGACAGACGTAGAGTGTGCGATTCGTGAGTTCAATGAGGAGACCAATGTTCCGCGTGACGCATACACGCTGTTGAAGGACATTGTCTTGGAGGAAACGTTCATGGGTCTGAACGGGATTCAGTATCGCCACATCTACTTTGTTGGACTGCTGACAGCCCCAGAGCGTGTGAATGTGGGTCAGAAGATGACACACATGCAGCGACGTGAAATTTCGGGAATTGGGTGGAAGACGTTCGACGAGTGTCGTGGATATGTTCGCCCTCACCACGTGGAGCGAATGGCCATGTTGGATGTGCTGGAGAATATCGTCAAGACGTATGAGAGCAATTAACGATGACGGCGAGTCTTGCGAGTCTTGCGGGACTTCTTCTTGGTGCGGCGTCGCCCGCCGGGCCCTCCACCCGGGGGGCCCCCCTGCGCCTGCTGTGGCGCCGCCGGTGCCGCCGCCGCCTGCGCCGCCTGCTGCCGCGCGGCGACACGTTCTGCTTCTGCGCGCTCATTCGCCCGCCGTTGCTGCTCGGTATAGATTGCCAGGAGTCGCCGTTCCCGCGCCGCCGCCGCCGCCGCCGCCACCGACGCCGGATCAGTCGGTGAACCACCTGACTTCTTGCGACCCATTTATACAAATCCCCGACATTAATCCGGACACGCTGTGATTCCGAGCATTGTCAACGCCGCAGTCTGTGTTCCAAACGCATAGTGGAAGATCTCGGCGATCACCAGCCAAATCGCAAAGTGAATCCACACGTTCCCTCCGAGGAAGCGTGCAGACGGAATGGCAAACAGAATATAGGTTCCAACAACGTCGACTACAGAAAGTCCAAGAAACCGGGTCTCGTGGATGCCCTTTCCTGGTTCGCCGGCTATGTTTTTATACGGACAACTCATTGTATCTACGCAAACCTAAAACGTGCAAAGTAGACCGTGATGCAGTAGGCGACGACGCTCAACACAAACACCCACCACCACACAGGGAACACGGTGGCCTCCTTGTCCTCCGTCCCGAACGGACGGATCCGCCCTTCACGCCCAAAGGCGACGGACGGTTTGATGTACAGGAAGGCCGCCATGAGGAACAGGTAGATGGACACCATCCAGATGCGGTGGTTTTTCCGGGTCAGCGGCTCCATTACTTACGGGAGCGACGAGTTTTGCGTCCGTGGCGACGGCGGCGTGTCTTGCGACGACGTCCGGCCTTGGCTGCAGCTTGTGCAGCTTTTGCAGCTTCGAATTGTTCGATTACACGAGCATAGTGATTATCCGCAGATGGGGTCGGCTTATATCTGTCGAGTTCTTTCTTCAGGTCTTCTACCTTTTCACCCTGGTCGAGAATTTTACCCGATTTGTCTTCAATTGTCCACACCCCGGTGCTAGGGTTCGTTATAACGATAACATCTCCATACTCAACCCTTTGTTCCATTTGTTCATCCCCACGAAACTTTCAACGCACCACAAGATAATGGCCGCCCCAGCGTTCGTCCTCCCGAACCGGAAAGCGTTCGCGGACTACATTACCCGCATCTTCTTGAAATACCGCAAAGAAGACCGTGACCCCCTCGACGCCGAAGACAAGGATGCCGACCTGTGCTTGAAACAGTCGAATGCCCGCGAGATGTTTCCATACCAGAAGCTGATTCGCGAATATTTGATGATCGAGACGCCCTATCGTGGCATTCTGCTGTATCACGGTCTGGGGTCCGGCAAGACGTGCACGTCCATCGCTGTTGCCGAGTCGCTGATGAGCTACAAGAAGGTGTATGTGCTGACTCCGGCCTCCCTTCAACAGAACTATCGGTCTGAGCTGCGAAAGTGCGGCGACCCTATCTACGCCTTTGAGCAGCACTGGCGTGAGAAGGCATTGAATGAGCAGTCCCGAGCCGAGGCCAAGGCATTGTCCATCTCCGATGGATTCCTGGACCGGAACGGCAAGTTTTTCGTCACCGTGGCAGGCGAGAACCCGAATTACAAGGACCTGCCCAAGACGGCTCAGGATATCATCAAGGGCCAGATCGAGGATATCATCGGACAACGCTTCAATTTTATCAACTACAACGGTCTGTCCAGCAAGAACATTGATACCTTTGTTCCGAAACCCGACGCCGAAGGAACGTTCCCCGAGAATCCATTCAACAATTGCGTGGTCATTATCGATGAGGTTCATAACCTGATTTCGCGTATCGTCAACTCCTCTGAGATTGCCCGCCGACTCTACGATGCAGTGTACAAGGCCACTGACTGCAAGATTGTCGGGCTATCGGGCACGCCCGTCATCAATCGCCCCAACGAGATTGCGTATCTGATGAATCTGCTGCGTGGACCCATTGAGCGGATCACCATTCCCTTTGCCAAGGCAGCGTCATGGGACGAGGAGAAAATGAAGACGGCGTTCAAGGCATTGCCTGACGTGGATACAATCGAGTTCAATGCGGTGAAGAAGTATGTGCTGATCACTCGAAACCCTCCTCATTTCCGGTCGGTCTATAACGAGGCGGGTGACCGCATTGCCGTGCAGTACAAGAAGGACATTCCCTTTGTTCCTCTGGCCATGGACTGGGTCAAGACCTGGGACAAGAAGATAACCGGAGAGATTGGTGCCGAGATTGCGGTTGACCGCGTGACGACGGAGAGTCTGGAATGCTTGCCCACCAAGTTTGAGGAGTTCGCAAGCACATTCCTCGATGGACTGAACATCAAGAATCCTCTGCTGTTCGGTAAGCGTATCCAGGGCTTGGTGTCGTATTTCAAGGGTGCCGATGAGCGGCTAATTCCCAAACGCGTGGAGGACGACAAGATGCTGGAAAAGGTCGTCATGAGTTCTGAGCAATTCACACAGTATCTCGACGTTCGCTTTCAAGAAATCAAGGCGGATGCGAGGAAGGCGTTGAGCATGAACGATGACGGCGGGTCGTATCGTGTGATTTCTCGTCTGGCCTGCAACTTTGCCGTGCCTCCCGAGTTGAAGGCCCTGACCAAGAAGGTGGAGACTGAGTTTAAGGAAACCGATGTTCCCGACAAGCCCGAGATTCTGGCGGCCTTGAAGGCTCAGCCGGACAAGTACTTGACAGCCAAGGCGTTGGAGCAGTATAGTCCTAAACTGCTGAAGATGCTGACAAACGTGGAGGCAACCCGCGGTGCCGGTGCCGAGTGGCCCAACCAGTTCGTCTATTCACAGTATCGCCAGCTGGAAGGACTCGGTGTCTTTGCCGCCATTCTGGATGCGAATGGGTGGCAGCCGTATAAGATCACCAACAAGAACGGACAGTGGCAGGAAGATGAGATGGCCGACAAGCCAGCGTATGCCTTCTTCTCCGGCGAAGAAAAAGAGGACCAGCGTGAGCTGATGCGTCAGATTCTTAACAATCGCTACGAGAACAGCTTTCCTCCCAGTTTGAAGACGAGCATTGAGAAACGCGGTAAGAAGTTGCTGTGCATGCTAATGGCCACGTCAAGTGGTGCCGAAGGTATCACGTTAGCCAATGTCCGCCACGTTCACATCATGGAGCCGCACTGGACTCCGGCTCGTCATGACCAGGTTATCGGTCGTGCCATTCGCATTTGTTCCCACGCGACCCTGCCGCTCGACCAACGCACCGTCAAAATCAGTCTGTATATCTCCGTAATCTCGCCCACGCAATCCAAAGGTGCCGACGGACCGAACGTGGTGGCCGTTCGCAAATCGGACGTGGAGTTGAAGCGATATGAAGGTGAACCAGCTGTGGAGACGTTCATGTCCACAGATGAATACCTGTATGAGAAGGTGTATGAAAAGGACAAGGTCAACCAGCGGATTTCCATTCTGCTGAAACAGTCGGCCGTGGATTGCGAAGTCCACCGCAAACTCCACTCTCGCGAGAAACCGGCTATTTCGTGCATGCGGTTCGATACCACTGCCACCGGTGAGGACCTGGCCTTCAAGCCGAACATCAAGTCCGATGATCTGGACGAGACGTATCTGCGGAACATGACTCGCAAGAAGCGGCGGTTGCAGAAGTTGAAGATCAAGGACATTGTGTACTTCATGGACCCCGACTCGAAGGAGATTTTCGACGGTCAGGCCTTTGAGGACAATCAGCGGTTGTTACGCATCGGCACCAAGATCTCCGAGACGCAGATTAAATATTGGCTTGGGTAAGAATAAATGGAATCCAGAAAGAGCGAGAAGCTAGACGCGTATCTGGGACAAACTGTAACGGTTCCTGCCGGGTATTTTGATGATATCACACCAAGGACTGGGAAGTTGGTCTGGCAAGACCCCGGTCCCACTGACAGCCGGGGACACTACTATATAGAGACCCGCAAAGGCGAGCCTGTGAGAATAATTGTGGGCAAGAAGGAGAGAATGGACGAGCTTGCAGACGTCATTGATCGGCCGCGGAAAGCAATAAACGAAGAGAATGTGAGGGGTGGCCGCAGTCGCAAGTCCCGCCGCGTTAAGAAGCGGCACGCAAGTCGTCGAGCCAAACGCCGCACACGTCGCTCCAAGTCTTGAACTTCATCTCCAACGCCCGAGCCTGCATCGTGAGATAGTTCTCCATCACCGCATCCATCGCGTCGGCCACGTGATTCGGGTCGAAGGACGGTGCACTCAGGCCCAGAGGCATGGCTGCCGCCTGATAGACAAGCGGTCCCGGACGAATATACTGCGTGACTGTGGTCGGAAGGAAGGAACGATACGACCCCACATCCGTGACAATCTGGGGAGCACCTGTATACAGATGCTCGAGCTGGCACAGTCCGAAGCCCTCGCCGTCTGACGTGTTAATACCGACATCGGACATATTGTAAATCTGGTTGATGCCCTCGTCGCTCAGCGTATTAGGCGGGGCCGTGTCCACAATCGCCATACGCTTGGCATACACATTCGGTTCCAGGCCCGCACGGGCGATCTGATCGTGGAAGATACGCTGAATATCGTAGTGAGCACCCTTCTGCGGGTCAACCGTTGTCACCATGAGAAGCCAGAGCGGCTTATCCGGATGACGACGCAGCAGCTCCACGAATCCCATGATGGTCAGATCCTGACGCTTCCGCTGGCTGTTCCGGTTCGCATTCAGAAACACAATTGCCTCCGAAGGAAGACCCACATTCTTGCGGAGAGCCATGCGTGTCGCGGGCGGCAGACGAGAGAAGATAGTCGAATCGATTGCATGCTCCATCACACCCGGAAGGGGAATGTCTGTGCCATACTCCGTATACACCTTCGCCCACGCATCCGTGAAGCAATAGACCTTATCCGCCGCCTTGTTCAGCTCGGCCATCAGCGGTGGAGCGATGCCGGTATACACCTGATCCACATACAGCCACAGCTTATACGGCGTCTCGCCCTTCTTGTACTTCATCGAGTTGATGAACCGTGCAATGATCATGGGGTCGTTATAGATCATGACCACGTCCGGTCCGACCATCTCCAGATACTCGTGGATCTTGTTGAACCCGAAGCCCTCCTCCTTCGGGTCCTCGTTGGCAGCTGCGTCGTAGGCGACGATTCCCTCGGGAACCTTGCGAATGTTCTTCCGCTCGGGGTGACGCTGAAACCCAAAGTGAAACGTCTTGACCTTCGGAGCAAGTGTGGCGGCCTGGGCCAGAAGATTGGAGACGACCTTTGAGTAGCCCGTGGTCTGATCAACGTGAGTGCTAACGAGAACGAACCTCATTTGAGTGTATTCTCTCGGATGTGTATAAATAGAATGCAGGTCAATTCTGCACAGGATTATCTGTCCAACCAGAAGCGTCGCATCATTGCCGCTACGTTTACGCAGGACCCTCCTCCTGCTCACCGGAGGTACAATTACGTCGTGACAGCTGTTCTTGGGAACAAGGCGACGGTATACAACCGCTTCACTGCACCGGCTACGCTTGCTCCGGGTCCGGTGGCCCCGGGAGGTAAGACGACGACATCGACATGCTGTCTGGCTGCAGGGGGTTCTTTGGTCTAAACAATCGTATAGATAAGATACAATGCCGGGCGGTTTAATGCAGTTGACCCAGGTGGGGGCCCAAAACCAACTGATTAATGGCAACCCCTCCATGACCCATTTCAGAGCCGTGTATCGTCGGTATACGAACTTTGCCATGGAATCTGTTCGCATGGACTTTTCTTCGGCAAACCTCGACTTTGGGACAACGTCCAAGCGAACGCTGAGTTGTCGCATCGATCGGTATGCGCAGTTGCTCCACGACACCTACCTGTTTGTGACTCTCCCTGACATCTGGTCGCCGATGGTCGCCGTGTCAACATCTCCAACCGGCTATGATCCCGAATGCTCTGCAGTTGGCTACGAGTTTCAGTGGATCAAGAACATTGGCTACAACATGATTGACCGTGTGGACCTGGTCGCAAACAATGTGGTTATTCAGAGCCTGACGGGCGAGTGGCTCAAGATGTACTCGTATCTGACTCACGATGCCGCCAAGCGTCGCGTTGTGGACCAGATGGTCGGCAATGTGCCGGATATCTACGACCCTGCGAATGCGTATGATCGTGTCAATCAATACCCCCACGCGGTTACGCCGGCTGCACTTCCTACGACGATGCCATTCACAACCATTCCCGAGCCATCCATTCGCTCTCGCCAGCTCGTGATTCCTCTTCACTTCTGGTTTGCGGAGAACCCGGGTATGGCCCTGCCCTTGGTGTCGATGCAGAACTCGGAGACATACATCAATGTAACGCTGCGTCCTCTGAATGAGCTGTATACCGTGGTTGACGTGGTTCCTGATAGTCCGACCTATGGACAGCGTATTCAGCCCACGGGTTCGTATCCCATTGGACTGTTTTTGACTCCGCCGACCACAGCGGGTATCGCGTCCTCCGCGTCGGTCACCACCTTTTTTGCGAATCCGTATCTGGAAGGCAACTTCATCTACCTGACCGACATGGAGATGAACCAGCTTGCCACTGCCGACCAGACGTTCCTTCTCAAGCAAGTGACCCACGTTATTAAG